CACGTACCCGTTGGAATCAATCGAGGCATTGACGATCACGCTAACCTGACCCTGCGTGCGCTTGTAGCCCAAACGCCAATACGCGCCAACGTGCTCCGGCTGAAAGATCGCATCAGAGGCGAGCAGGGAAATCGTTCCCGTGGTTCCGCTCGCCGTGATGGTGATGTCAGTAAGGTTCTCGTCCAGAGTCGGAACCGTGTCGAATTCCACGACCGAATACGCCCAGAGATCGTTTGAGATGCGCGCCAGCTTCCCGACAGGGTAGTCCGGGTGACACACGTAAATCACGTCGTTGATCTGTTTCGGGTAGAGGTCGGCAATGTCTGCAGCTGCGTACGGGTGCGTGATTTCGTAGGGCAATCCGGAGCCGTCGACAATCTGCCCGCCCTGGACGTAGAAGCGGAAGTACCCGCCGGCATCGTCGTGCCCAACCTCGATCACGTAGCTGATCTCCGTCGAAAACTGAAACCGCCAAAGACGTGTGCTCATCAGAAAGGATAGTCAGCCCCGGCGCCTGCGTTGAAGAGCGCATCCCGTTCGCCGGAGGTAAGGACGCGATTCCAGCGGCCAACGCGCTGCATTCTTCCGTCAAAATAGCGCGACGCGACACCATGGCCGAGCCTCATCGTTCCCCCAGGCGTGCCCGGTCCTGTCGAATGCGAAGCGGTGCGCACCGTGGAATTGAAGCGATAGCCGATGATGTCGTTCACCGAGTCATGCCAGAAGGCGAAGAAGTGCCACGCATTCAACACGAGGTCCGTCTCCTCGAAATCCAGCACGCCGCTTCCGATCGTGCAGTAGATGCGATACGCGGGAGCCGCATAGAGTTCGAAAAGGAATTCCGTGCCACCATTGCGCGCGACAATGTCCTTTCCGCTGCTGTTGATTGCGGTCGGATAAATCCAGCCGGCGAACGTGAAGTCGACGTCACCCGTGGCGAATGACGCATCGGAAGACTCCAGGAATTGACCCGAACGCGAGGCTAACGAGGCTGCTGTGCCTCCTCCATTTCCGCCCGCGCTGCTGACGCCGCCCGAATCGGTGAGCACTTTGCCGGAATGCGAGCCAGTGCGGTTTCCAGAGGCCTCCGAAAGCGGGAACCATTCGACAAGATCCGTGAGGAGGGTTGAAGGACCGGAACCGCTGCCAGAACCTGAACCGCTCCCAGATCCAGACCCGGAACCAGACCCAGACCCGGACCCCGAACCAGACGGAGGGGCAGGACGATCGGCCGCATCAGCTACGAACATGAACCCCGGCCGGCGCGTGAGCGCTCCGGACCTCCGCACCTGAAAATTCCTGCATGTGGTCAATGCGCCCCGGGCGCCCTCCAACTCAACACGCCCCTGGAGCTTCGACGCCCATACGCCGGAATTGAAGGAAAGAAGCTGATTGTGTGCGCGTGCCATCAGAGATTCACGAACGGCGGAACGCCGTATTGAAGTGCTGGAACGGTCCGGTAGAAGGGCCCCAGATAGGTGACGCCTCGCACGGCGTTGGACACAGAGCGGCCCAGCGTCACCACAAACACAATACCCTTCCCGGATTCCACTGAGGGAAGACTCTCGGCGTATGGCGACAACTGATAGTCCCGCGCCGCCGTCTGATTGAAGTAGGTCACCCAATCCGATTCGGTCCAATCAGCCGCCACCTGGAACGACTGCGCGTAACCCGTCGAATTGCTCTCGAAATATTTGCCCGCAATGCTCGCCTGCGTGGGATTCGAATTTGAATCACGCGCGATCGTCACGAAATGGTACGAGTCATCAACCGACAGGGGGTTGTCTCGCGTCGACGAAAGATAGATCGTTTTCGGCAGCGACCAGCCGCCCGGGTATTTGATCAGTTCCACCTTGTCCAGGTGATGCGTCGTGAGGTCGCCGCAGAGGAAATACAGCTTCTGATTCGTGCCCAGCTTCAGCACGAGTTGCTGAGGATCAGACCAGACCGCGAATGGGTCCGCATGGTCGTAAAGCTCGACAAGCTCCCCACTGTTCGGCGCGGTGCCGACCCAGACGTAAAACTTGTAGGATGGTGCCGAGGTTCTGCGAAACACATAGAACTGCACGTCCTTAAAGTAGATCGTGCCGTCTTGGTAGCACCGCACCTTCCCACGCATGTACACTTCGATGACGGCCCAGGCCTCCGGAGCGGACCCTCCGTTCATGCAATAACCCGTGTACACGGGAACCTCGATGAATGGGATCGTTCCCGAACCTCCGCCGGTGAACTCGAAGTTGCCTTTGACGTTCGCGACAACCTGCAGCCCAGGCCGGCGCGTCAGCAGTCCGTACGGTTCGATGATGAAGTTTTCCGCCTTCCTCAGTGCGGCTTGCGCCTTGGCAAGATCCACGCGCCCCTGTTCCTCGGGCCCCATCAGCCCGGAAGAGAAACTCAGCAGGCGCTTTTCTGTGCGGCCCGCCATGACTCAATCCTGTAGGTCTCCGTAGCGCGCCCGCAACACGTTGCTTTCCGTCCCGGGCTCGCGCTTCGCCGGCTTCTGCTGATTCGCTGCGATCGTGCGAGTGCGCGACAGCGCGCGCATGTAGAGCATTTCCAGGTCTTTTGCCTTCTCCAGGCCATCCTTGACCACCAAGGGCGCCGCCAGCCGAGCCAGGCGCAGCACAAGGATTTCTTCCGCTCCCGGGTCCATGCGGTCAAGGAACGTGTCCAGGCCGCTCGCCGTGGGGTAGAACAGATATTCAATCTTGGCCTCGCTCTCGTCCGTGTAGAGCACGCCGGACTGAAGCTCGAAGACGTCGGACGGCGTCCATGCGTCCAGCTCGTTCAGCGACACCAACCGGACAAAGTCAGTCGGCAGCGTGAAGCCATTGGCCCAGCCGAAGGCCGGCGTAGGTGAAATCACCTCGAGCGTCGCAATCGTTTTCGCCCATCCCCAAGGGAAGGCATTGATCACAGTTCGCAGCGCGGATTCCCAGACGCGCACCATGTGCCGCGCCCGGTCGGATGTGTCCGCCGTGGTGGAGATTGATTCTTCCCCGAGTTCGGCAAGAGCCAGATTGATCAGGTCCGTTTGTGTCATGGGCGGCAGGCGATGGGTTGAAAGTGAAAGGGCGGCGACCAGGAGTTAACCCGGCCGCCGCCCGCGTGATTTTCCCCGACCGAGAGCTTCGGCCTTACGGCATCCGAATGCAGACGCGGAAGTTGAGCTTCCCGCCGGCAACCGGGGTGTTCAACACCTTGAACAGCGCGATCAGGCTGCAGTCTTCCGAAACCGGGTGGAGGTCCACCGTGGTTTCGTCGAACGGCACGTTCGCCACCGCGGCAATCGACATGGCCGTTCCGTAGCGATCGGCATCGCCCGAGCCGTCATCGTCGCCAATGTCCATTGTGGACGAGGCGCCGGCCGGATCGGAATGCACCGCCAGGGTGGACAGGTGCGGAATGACCGTCTCACCTTTGCGCAGGTTGCACACCGTGATCGTGTCGTCCGCGGCCTCCGCTCCGAGCATCGTGTACGTGGCATCGACGAACCGAAGGTTCCCCATGCAGTACCGCGAGGCCAACGGCTGATCGCCGACCGCCTTGATTCCCGTGCTGCCCAGCTCATCAACGTATTTTCCAGACATGACTTGTTCCTTTTGAGGGTTGAGGTTGCTGGTTGATTACGGCGACTCGTCGCACGCGATCGAGGCAACGCCGAGTTCCTCGATGCGGGTCGCACCGTGCGACATATAGGTCGATACCTGGAGGCAGTGCCGCTTGGTGGGCAGGCGGTCGATGAAGTGCTCGATTTCGAGCCACACACCGAGGCCGATCTGGTCGCGCTGGAAGGCGATCGAAGTGCGGATGTCCGAGTCGTTGAGCGCAAGCAGCTGCGTGCGCACGAACTGGAACCCGCGGAACGCGCCAACGCCAGCCTGCCACGCCTCGATTTCCTTGATGGACGCGAGGTCGGAAGAGTGGTTCGTCAGAACGTCGTTGATCAGGTCGGCCTTGCCCTGGGCGGACATGACAAACACGCGGCCCTCTTCGGGCACCTCGTTTTCGTCGAAGATGCGGCCCGTCTCGTTGACCTTGCCGAAGGTCAATCCGACGTTGTGCGTCCCGCCGAACTGCACGCCCACCTGTTGGGACGAGGGAAGCGTCACGGCGTCCGTGCCCGTCTCGCCCTCGTAGGCCGTTGCGGTGGCCGCCTCGATGATGAGACGGTCGACGCGGCGATTGACCGCCGCCACCTGGGATTTTATGAAATCGGACTCCGGGAGCACGACCTCACCCAGGAACTTGTCGTCGAAGTGGTCCTTGCGCTTGTGGTTCTCGAACTTGCGCGGACGCACCCAACGCTCTTCGGTGTCCTGGTCCGTGGGGATGGTATCGCCGCCGCGGCCGGTGATCTCGTCCATCTCGGTCACACCGAGGCGAGAGAAGCGGATCGACTCCCCGGAACCGTTTTTGCGGAACACGAGGTTGCCGAGTCGCGAAGTCGACTGCTGCAACTTCATCATGAAGTTGCGCGCGTACATCTGAGTGAAATGCTCAGGAATCGTTGAAATTACGGACATGACAGAGGGAAAGAAACCTGACCTTGGTTTCCGCGCCCGGAGTGTCCTCGAGGGTCCGCGCCGCCGGAAGGAAGTTGGGGCCCGGCGGGAGGGTCGCTAAGCGACGTGTCTTGCTCTTTGGCCTCGCGCGAGAAATCGGACAACACTGCGTCCCTGTCAACAAAGGAAAAGGCCGGGGATTGCTCCCCGGCCCAGCTCCAACCTTTCACGCAATCTCGTCGGCACCTACTTACCGGACGCCTTCTTGGCTGCAACCTCCTCTTGTGTCAGCTTCAAAACGAGGTCGGTCGCCTGCTTGTGCTGGGCGTGGTTCGGATCGCGATAGGCCTGATACAGCGGATGCGCCGAATCGTACATGATGGCCTGGATCTGCTCCGTTGGCGTTGGCCCCATGCCCTGCGTTCCGCCCGTCACGAGCTTGTCCTCGCTCACCATGCCAGCGACCTTCGCCAGCGCGCGAATCACGTCGACGTTGTCGCCAATGCCTGGGGCGTCGACGTCAAGCCCGAGCGTCAGGGCAACCTTCTTTGCCTGGAACAGCTTCGAATCGAACTCGTTTGCCCACTCTGTCCGCAGCCCGTCAACGGCCTGCTTGAACGCTGATTGTTTGGCGGCCTCCGCCTTCGTGAGGCTGTCCGTCCCGTATTTCTGGTTGTAGGCAACCAATTCCTGCAGTGCCTCCGGAGACACGGAATGCTTGTGCGCGATGGCGAGCACGCCGTTGAGAAATTCGCCGTCCCAATGCTCATCGGGAACGCCATCAGGCTTCTTGATCCCGTAGCCCTCCGGCTTTTCCGGGACGCGAAGCACCTCGTTGAGACGCTTGCGGAACTCCGCCTTGTCCTGGTCGGACGCGTTGGCCGGCAGCGGCATCAGGCCCTTTTTGCCGACGAGCGATTCCGCATGTCCGAGGGCGCCAAGGAGCGCTTCGTCGGTCGGGTACTTCTCGAAGGTCGCGCGGAAGCCCTTCAGGTGATCCGGCAAGGCATCATACGCGGCCTTGTTGATCTTGCCGTCAGCAGCAATCCAGCCCTCGCGCCATGGCTTTTGCACCACGGGAGCACCTGTGCCAGGAGCGCCACCTGCGGGAGGCGTACCGCCAGCGGGAGGAGCACCGGCGGCACCACTGAGCAGCGTTGCCGAACCACCACCACCACCACCACCGGCGCCGCCGCCGGCTTCTTCAAAGAGAAACGATCGGGAAAAATTCATCACGGGTTACTCGCTTACCGGACGCTTCGTCATGTGCGTGACACGCCGCGCAAGCAGCGCGGGCACCCGCACGGTTTCGATCACGCGCTTTCCCGCGCGGACCACAACGGAGCGCTTCGGCACCGTGCCTTCGCCAATGACGCCGAAACGCTGGCGAAACTCCTCGGGCTTGTAGCGCGCCAGCCATTCGACGTACGCCGGCGTTTTGTCCCCCAACTGAGGGTCCAACTCCGGAGCCGGCGGAATGCCCTGGGCCGCGGGTTCCTCGTTGATCGGCGCCTGTTCCGGAGCCTGCTCCGGCGCTGTCTCGCCCGGCGTCCATCCGTCGACCTTTGCGGTGACGCTCAGGCCCGCTTGCTTGAGAAACGCCAGGATGGCCGGACCCTTTGTCTTCGCTTCGGGCGAAGCGTAGGTGAGCACTCCCGTCGTTTTGTCGAACACGCCCATTGTCTGGGTTGGTTCGCCGGCAGCGGTCCGGGAAATTACCCCGTCCGCGTCGATGCTGTATCGTGCTCCCTTGGGAGCTTTTTGTGTGTCGGTCATGGGACTAAATCACGCTCTGCCCGCCGTCTGATCGCGCGGACTGTTGAACAGCTTCACCGCCTTGAGCATCTCGACGACAAGCGTCCGGGCGCCCTCGTGCAGCAGCATGCGTTGGGTATCAATCGTGCCGTCATTGTCAGCACGCACCGTCGACTGATCCAGAAACGCATTGCGTCGCAACCATGCCCATACGCGCTGCTGCGCTGGCGTCAGGTTGCCCGCCGGATCCCCAAGCACGGCAACGATTGCCTCAGCGTCGCGCGCCCGTTCCGCCTGCAGTTCGGCGACCTGCTCAAGAGCCTTGGTCATTTGATTGCACGCCCCACCGGCCTGCCGTTGCGCTCGAGCGGAATCACCGTGCCCTTGCGCACGTTGACAAGATCGCGCCGGCCCAGGGAGCGGTTGAACACCTCGACGACATGGCGGCCAAGATCCGGCCGAAAGACCCCGCCGTCATAGTAGCAGGACGCAATGGCGCCAGCGACGACGCGCACCTTGTCCCCGATGGAGCGATGAACGAAGACCATCAGTTGCGACCCAACGCCTCAGACAAAGCCCCGGCCTTTTCCTCAGGCACGGCGGACGCGTCCTTGGCTGCTTTCGCCAAGCCCTGGGCCATGGCGACCTGTTGCGCCTGGGCGGCCTGCTGCGCACGCGCTTCGCGCATGGCGTCGCGCTCTTCCTCGGACCGCAGCCACTCGGACGGAAGACCCAGGTTGTCCGCGGAACCGCGGGCGGCCTTGTCCCAGTTGAAGTTGTCCATGATGGTCGGGTCGACCTGGGCCGGACCCTGCAGGATGGTCTGAAGCTCCACGAGCGCCCGGTTCTCGTTGGCCTTGATCGCCAGCGCGAGCTTGGAGACGAACACCACCTTGGGCTCTTGGATGGACAACCCGACGCGCGGATCACGAACAATCAACTCCTCCGGGGGCGGAGGCAGCGCTCCGGCGCGCAACTTCATGCGGAAGGCGCGCAGAATGACAGGCGCGAGAAGCTCATTTGCCATGCGCGTAAACGACGGCGAAATCAAATCGAGCTTCTCTGACGCACGCTGCATCGCCTCGAACGCCGTCATCTGGCGCTCAATCTGCCCGAACATCTGGAACAGGTCGTTGTGGAACGCCGTTTCGATGAAGCGTTGTTTTTCGGATACGCGATCCTTGCCGATGTCGTAGCGCCCACCCGTCAGCCATTCCCGCGGGATGGCGTTGGGAAAGTTTTCATCGAACACCGTCACGCCTCCGGCCGTGTTGTCGACCATGCCAAAGAGGTTCGAGGGGACCAGGGACGGCGGATGCGCCGCCTTCTCCGCCAGGACGTCGAGTTGGCGCTCGATGAAATTCACCTGCCGCTGAGGTGCCAGCGTGATGAAGCCCGGGCCGAAGCCATAGACAGTTCCCGGCCATTTCAGATACCGGCTCACCGCTCCGGGAAACTCATCGTAACCACCCTCGCGCAGCAGCGTTTCCGGCGCGACCAGAACATAACACGAGGCAATCGGCTTGTTCACCCCGTCGACCTTGTTCGGGTCGCGCGTGGTGCGCGGATAGACGGCGTGAATGATCTCCGATTCATCATGCAGCCCCTCGTTGCGCTGGAATTTGTCCTTCAACTGCTGCGGCAGCGGCTCGAGGCCGAATTCCTGCACAAGCTGCCTGAGCGTCAGCTTGAACTTGCGCATTGCCGTGTCGACGCGCCCGCCGCGGTCCTCGGCAATCACGTATTCACCGAACGATACGGCGTCGAAATTGAAGAAGGTTTCCTTCCCTTCCTCCATGAAAAGGTAACACGTCCCGGCCGCGTTGCGGTCAAGGTGCGCCTCGTGTAGTTCGGTGTAGAAGTTGGAACGTGCAATCTCGTCCATCACTTCCTCGGTGGCCGCCTGGAACCACGCCTTTGCCCGCTGGGAAACACGCCGTCCGTTTAGGAAGCGCCCAGGGTTGCCCAGCTGCGCCCAGCGCGAGCTTGTCGGGGTGGCCGTCGACATGAGGCCGGCCGCCAACACCTGATTGGCCTTGGCGCCCGTGAGATCATACAGCCCATCGGTGATGCCCGTGACGCCCGGCTCTCTCGCGCGGTCGATATTCGCCTTGTGCGGGAGCGTGTAGGCCAAGATTGACTGCACGTCCGCGTCAATCATTTGGCGCTTCTGCGCCAACTGCTCGAACTGCTTGCAGATCGACTTGGGGTCGACGCTCACGAGGCACCCCCGAGAAGCGTTTTGCGCCCAAGGGTCGGAGCCGGCACGGCCCCAGGCCGGAATGAGCCGGCGAGGATGGTCGACCCGATGCCCTTGCGTGCCTGCTGCTCGCGCAACATCGCACGCGTTGCGCCGATCACGTCACCTGACGACTGGCTGACAGGCGGCACTACCGGAGCGGGAGGAGCGAGTTTCGGTTTGCTCATGGGCGAGAAGTCTTTTGAGGCGGTCTATCGTGTAATACTGCACAGCCTCCCGGCCTTTCAGCTCTCTTGCCCAAGCGACTCGAGAGATGGAGTCGGGAGCCAACGCGAAGAGCTTGTGCAGACATCCCCGGCCAATCGCAAGCGTGATGATCGCGGCGTCTCCCTCCAGCCGTGCCACGATCACGCATTGCGGACCGATGTAAACAACGCCGTTTGGCAAAGCCTCCTCGATGAAATCCTCGAGGCTGCTCCCCACCTGAGCCGCCAGTTCCCGCGCCTGTGCAAGCATAGTCATCGGATGACGTGAATCTGCCGCGGCGGCTCACGCTGGGCAATCCTCGAGGCATGCGGCTGCGCCAGCCCCATGCGCACCTGGGGAACCTCCACGCGCCGCTTCATTTCGCCCTCCAAGGCAGGCACCTCGCGCAAGAGCTTCGCCTTGTGCGCCTCCGCGTAGGTGCGCAGAGCGTCCGCAGCGTGGGACGATTCGTCATGCACCGGGCTTTCGCTCATCACACCGCCGACAAGCTCCACCTTGCGCCTGTAGGCCTCCAGACAGGCCACACCAGAGGGAAAGAACTCCTCGTTCTCCTCGCGGTCCTTCTCGCACGCCTCAGCAAAGCGGAACCTGGGAAGCAGTCCGCGCAGCAAATTGATGCCCACCCACACGTCCGGGGTGCGCGGCACGGTGCGCACGTTGCGCAAGCCGGCCTCGAGCAGGAGATCGCGGTATGTCTTGTTGGCGTTGTCTCGTTTCTCGGCGTCATGCGGCACGAAATGCCCCAGGATCGGCACCCCGAGCGCTCTTTCCTGCTTCACGAGGTAGGCACAATGCTCCGCTGGGTGCTTTCCGTTGGCCGCGTAGTAGTCGACTGCATGGACGTCGAAGCCAACGAACTGCAGCAGCCAAATGCACGTATAGTCCGAGACGCCAATATCCCAGAACGAGAACAGAGGCGCCGTCCGATCGACCACCAGGGAGCCGATGCGACCACGCGCGCGCAGTTCGCGCATTTGCTCACCGTAAATCGCTCCTTCCACCTTGCCCCGAATTGCCTCCTCCAGCGTGCCAGGAAACTCGACGTGCATGTCCTCGCCCTGCTCCGCTTCCTTCGTGATGTACCAATGCTTCTGCTCCGGCGTGAGCTTGCGCCCGATCTCGCGCTCGAGCTGTTCGAAGTATTCCACCTGCTTTCCGGAAATGATCAGCGGCCCCGTGACGGGAAGTTGATACGTCGGCTCATCGTGCCAGCCGAAGAACGAGAGGCGCCACTGCAGCGCGTTGGGCCGCGGGCCCGACTTCTGGGCAAGCCGGATCATTTCGAAGAACTTCCCGAAGCGCCCGCCCTTGTAGGTCGACTCGATGCAGCCGAACAACCCAGGACCGGCGTGCAGCGCGTTCAGCGTGCCCGTTTTGATCTCAGCCGCCTTTTCCGGAAAATCCGCCGCAATGGGCCCGAACTCCGTCACCCAGAGAAAAGTGATTGTGCCACCGCGTAGCGACGTCGACGCCCACGCCTTCGAGTCATTCGCCCACTGCATTTCATGCGCGGAATTCAGCCGCCTGGGCGCCATGAGCTTGATCATGCGGCCCATTGCCGCCGTCGCCTCATCGTCCTTGTCGTCAAGGTGATCATACGCGAAGCGCATGCGCGCGAGCTTCCGTTTCGCGTCCTCGTCCGTCTTGTCGACGATGCCGATAGTCTGATTGCCCTTGAAGAGCGCCGTATCCAGCGCGAGCAGAAGCATCAGTGTCGAAAGTCGAACCTGTCGCGCCTTGGGCACTACGTTGCGCGAGTGAAGCCGGAAAAACATGCGCGTCTGAATCGGCGTCGCGCGAAACTTCACCTTTTTTCCGTACTCGTCCTCGATCCAGTAAAGGTTGTTCAACCTCCACCAGCGCGCGGCCACCTCCCGGGAGAATCGCGGCATGCGCGCGTGAGTCTCCGTCACCTTCGCCTCAATCAGGGAGCGCAGTTCGTGAAACTCTTCATCGTCACTCATAGCCAACTCTCACGGCGCCGGCACAGGTAGTCCAGCAATGCCTGAGAGGCGCGGCCCTCAACCTCAATGCGCGCCTCGTTCCAGACAGAGCGCAGCCAAATGGCCTCGTCAGAGAAACGCTTCACGGACCTGTCACCCTTCACGTTGCCAGCGCACGGCTGATTCACGGCGTAGTCCATGCCAAAGACTGTCACCCGCGCCTGGGGGAAGCGCTTGAGGGCAAACTCAAGGGCATTGGGCATGGTGAACGGCATTTTCTCGCGACTCGTCAGCCGCTTAGCCTCCTCGGACACTCCGACGCCGTAATAGCTGGGCATCGGCTCCGCTTTCCATCCCATCGGCGCGGCCTCATCGCAGAACGCGTTGTTCGAAAGGATCCCAACGAGGGGCAAGTGAACATTGAGCCGCTTTTCCCTCACAGGCGTCCAGACGTGCCGATCCAGGAACGCGAGCCAGTGATGGAAGAAAAGCCAGCCCGCAGTATTCACCGCGATCACAGCCTCGAACTCCTCGAACATGTCATCGCAATACACCTCGCGCAGCGACGGGCCAGGACAGAGCAGGGCGACGCGTTGGCTCATAAAACCGCAAGCAGGATGGAGGCGCAATCAGGGTCCGCCTTGTCGATCACACTCGAGGCCCCGAGCATTTCCAACTTCCGCGCATCCACGCAGTAAGCCGTCAGCACGATCACCGGCACATTGTGACCAGCCAGCCGGATGTGAGGAATGAAGCTGATCGTTTCCTCGACCGACGAATCCGGCAACTCAAGATCCAACAGGACGCGCGTCCAGTGCTTGAAGCGCAGCGCGTGGAACGCCTCCCGCAGCGTCCCCACGGCATAGAGCCGGCCGGGAACCAGGGCACGCAGCGCAGCGACAAAGGCCGCGTTGTCCTCGATCACCAGGACGTCACCCGGCCTGCTGGTCGCGGAGGTGTCGGATGATGTCCCGGACTTCATCGGTTTGCGCTACCGTAGGCGCGGCCTGCATCAGGTGCAGCAGTTGGGCCCGCGCCATGCAGTCGATCTTGCGCGACAGATCGGCGATTGCCCGCTCTCGCGCCTCAGCTCGAAGCCGCTCCGCCTCGCGCTCTTTCGATTGCGTGAAGAGCATCCACGCAACCACCCCACCAAGGCCAAATTGACCAATGAGGGCGCCTAGCGGCCATTCAGGGGAAACGGCTGTGGAGGCCTGGGCGAGCAAACACACGCCCCCGGCCATCCACTGAGCAAGCGGATTCATCCACGCGGAGGCAGACCGACCGCGGCACGCTCGCGCTGCACCTTGGCGAGCACGGCCTCCTGTTCAGGCGTGAGGATCGCGCCTTCCTTCTTGGCCGCATCGACCTTTTCGGCGATGCGCTCCGCGGAGGAAAAGAGGAAGTCCAGGACGGCAATCATTTCGGCTACAGACATGGGAGGGAGAGGATTGGCTGACGTTACTTTTCGGACACGAAGGCCGGCAACAGCTGCCGCGCCTGGACAAGGAGAGCTTTGCCGAGCTGGAGCGCCTTGTTGACGCCCTCGGCGTTGGCCTGCGTTTTCGCATCCGCGTACGCGTCGCGGGCCATCAGAAGGATTGCCTCAACCTCGTAGTCTTCGGGCAACCCGTTCGGCTTGCGATCGACCACGCCATCACGCACGCGATGGATCTTGGCGAGCACCTCGGCGACCTCCGGCTTTGCCGCAACCTGGGGATTCCGTGCGGCCACGTCCTCAATTAGCATGATTGTGTCGCCGATTTCGCCGATGACGAGGTCAGCCGAGAACAACAGGGCATCCGCCTGATACGGCCCGGCGGGATCCAGCGGCCTCTGGGACGCGCAGCCGGGCAGGAAGGGAGCAATGGCGAAGAGCAGGACGAACAGCGGGAGCAGAAGGAACGGAGCGTTACGTAACCTTGAAGCACTCATAGGGACTTGTTGGTCGATTTGCTGGCGGTTTGGTGGAAGCCGACCGCCGATGCACTGGCGATCAGGCCGGAGATGATTGCCACGGCATCCCATGCCCCGACAAGCGAGCAATACGCCGGCGTGCCGATCACGACAAGAATCAGCGGAATCCACCGATTGAGCGCATCGGACGGGATGGCGTGTTTGATCAGGGCGCCGACAACGAGCAAGGCGGACGCGACAGAGGCTTGGGCTTCGATGGCATTCATGGGAGAGCGTTACGGCACGAGATAGACTTCAACCAGGGCCGTGCCGGCTCCCGACACGCCGAACAGCTGCACCGTGTAGGATCCCGCCGGCAGATCGACCAGCAACGCGGCGTCCTTGCTGCCTGGAACCAGCGGGAAAGCGCCCACCAGGGCGGAGGCATCGGCAACAGCCTGCACGCTGCCCCAATTATCGTTGGCCGCTGTCTGCGTTGACCCGGAGAACAGCGCAACCCTGACGTCCGGGTGCGCATCGGGCACCAGCACGGCGCCATCCTCACCCTTGAGCGTGCCCAGGGTCGGGCCCACACCGCGGATCAGCACGCGCCCGGCTCCCTGCAGCACGAAGCCGGCAATCGCCGGCGCATTTGCATCAGAGGCCAGCGGAAGCCGCGTCGAAATGTTCACCAGACGATCACCCCAGCGAAGCGCAACGGTGTTTCCCGTGCCCTGGGGCGCGGCATTGCCATCCGCGGCCGGCGTAGTCGCCTGGGCAATGTTTGAATACTCCGAGAATTGCACCTCGGTGCCCGTGCGATAGTTCCACGCGCGGACCCTGTAGCGAAAGAGCGTGCTGTTCGGGAGGCCCGTATCAACCCAGGTCGTCACATTCGCCCCGACCGTGCCGACATCAGCAAACGCGCCGCTGGCTCCCTGGGCCCGCTCGATCCGGTAGCCGAGTTCGTTTGAAGCGTTGTCCTGCCAACTCAGCGTCATTTGCGCTGCATGGGCGACGCTGCACACCAGGGCGAGAACGAGCAGAAGACGAAAGCGCATGTCTTGCTCTAGTGCGCAATGCGTGCGCAGCGCAAGTCAGGAAGCCATGGACACCCAAGGGAACGAGCCAGATGCGTAGTCGACGCGCATGTCTGCCCTCAGCGTTTCCGCGTGATCTCTCAGGATGCCCTGGGCAATCACGCCATGCCCGTTGCCGTTGAAGTGGACAAGATCCAGCCGCAACGACCTGGGAGGGATGCCGGCGGAAACGTCCTGTGCATCGCCCTCCGAACCATCGGGAAAGCTCAGTAATTCCGCCCTGACGTCGAAGAAATGCCCAGGATACAGGCCCGCCATCGTTCCGTTTAGCTCCTCGCAGGTGTCGCACCCGGCGCTCCCTGTCGGCTCAATCGCGAGGTTAACCATTCCCAGGACAACCCAGCGCGAATGCCCGAGGCTTTGCACCATGGCCTCGACGTCCTGCAGGATCGTCGCCGGATCCGACGCGTTGTTCCTGCCGACCCAGAAAGCGACGGAGGCCGGGAGTTTGTCCGGCTCAGCCTCGAAGCGCGCCCGCACCTGGGTTGATGTCTCTCCGTTGCGCCCCCGCTGCCAAACGAACAGCTCCAGAGCCCGCCCAACCTGGAACGGCCATGCCACGGCCTCACGCTGCCAGCCGTAGGTGAGACTATCTCCCCACGCTACGAATTCCCTCCCAGCATTCACGCCGCCGCCACGTAACAGCCCGTGAACTGCACGTTGCGCAGGGTGCCGGTTGGGAACTGCGTGCCCGCCCACGCCGTGCGCGACACGCCAGACCCCTCGGACCGAAACTCGATGTAACTTTGCCCTGCGATCGCGATGCCCACTACCTGGGTTGTTCCGGTCGGCCACGTCACGGTTGAAACAATGTCAGTCGGCAAAACGTAATTGTTCACCGGCTCCACCGGGAAAGGCAGTCCTCCGATGCGCGCGTTTCCGGATGCCGTCGTGTGGGTAGGTGTCACCGAGACCAGGATCGACACGAACACGAGACAGCCGATTTTCACGTACGTCCCATCCTGGACAGCATAGGACGTCGAGAGATTGCCGGGCGTCGCAAACGTGAAGGTAGGCGTGAATTTCCCCTGACGAAAGGGAAGGCCAACCATGGAAGCGAAGGCGATCATGAGTGCTCCACCCCAAAGATATTGAACGACAGGGTAGCCGCAGCGGCATAGACGCGCACGACGTCAGCCGCGCCCAGGGTGAGACCAAGCCGCAGCAACGCGACATCGTTTCCGCCAATCGCCAAATCGTAGGCGATGTACTGTTTCACGTCATCGGCTGCACCACCAACCGCGACCGACACCCGGAAGCTAGTCCCTGTGGAGGACCGATTGGCGACGGTGATCGCTGAGACGCTTGCCTGTGTGGATGCCGGGACGGTGTACGCATCCGTCAACGTTGTGGCGGACGGGTTGGACTGACCCAAAACCTTGTTTGTATCCATAGGTTAACCCCCAAAGAGCGCAGCGCCTCGCCTGTCCATGCCACTTGATGCCGACGCAGGCACATCGGCTGACGTGAGTGCTCGAAACGTGGGAGCCGCCGAACCGCCGGTCGCGGGCCCCGCAAAGACAAGGTTTGGTGCCTGGGCCGCCAGCGTCGCAGCAAGGGTGCCCGACTGCTGCACGGGCGATCCGCTCACCGTGAAAATGGCCGGCAGACTCAGGCCAACCGAGCGGACCGTGCCGCCCGAGGTTGATCCAGAGCCTCCCGTGTCCGGGGCTGGTCCCGCTACCCCGCGATCGCGCGTTGTGATTCGAGTCCCGAAGAGTCGCGCCGTTGCCATGGCTCTCCGTCATGCCCCGAGCAGGGCATCAGGTTAATCCCGGCTCACTCATCGGCGCTTTCGTCATCTTGGTCAATGGGAGGCAGCGGCCGCTCTACGCGGCGCGCGCGGGCCGCATCAGCCTGGGCGCGGGCAAGCATGGCCTGAAGAGCTGGCGACAGCGTGGGAGGCGTAGCAGCCGGCGCGGCTGCAGGAGCCGGAGCCGGAGCAAGCCGGACCACCTGGGCCGCCTTGGGAGCCTTCGGCCGCGCCTGTGCCTTGGCCTGCGGAACGACCTTGGGAGCGACTGCACCCGCGTCAACAACCCGCAGCGTGCCTTGGGCGACCTCGCGCACCAGCGACCGCCAGGACTTCCGCTTGAGGCCTTTCGCGAGGCCCGCAAGGACGTCCCATTCCTCCATATTCAGTTCGACGGACTCGCGTTTGCGCATGGTCAATCCTCGGCGATCTCCGCCTCGAATACTGCAGCCTCCTCGAGCACTGGAGGAAGCACCAAGCCCAGGACGGGAAGCGCTGGCCCCGGGGCCGCTCCGGGCGCCTCCCGTCTCGTCACTGCCACCTCAACGGGAGCCGGCTCCGCTGAGGTTTCCTGTGCGTTGGGTGTGTCCAAATCGTCGGGCGTTGGCGCCGGCGGAGCGTACGTGCCGCCCTGCATCGCGAGGATACATGCACGTACGTTCACTTCCCCCGAAACCTGCACCTGGGGCACCAGTTCCCCGGTGATCCTGGCGTCAAGCTCGAGGGCCCGGATGCGTTCGCCGTGCGTTGCCCTGGCCTCCGGTGCCACGGATCGCGCCGTCTTGGCGAGCAGCTCCCGGCGCTCCCGAGCGGACAACACGGCTTGGCTGATTGCGCGCTCTGCAATAGTGCGCTGCAGCTCAGCAACGCGGGCCGCAACCCTGGGCCGCTTCATGACGATGCACGACTGGACGTCGGCACGCTTTACCCTGCCCCAGACGGAGCGGTAAGCGTGTGTCGGCATGCGACCCTGAGCGACCAGGAGGGCAAAACGCTCCTCCATGGGGCTGCATCGCTCTGATTTACTTTTTCCGCGTAGAGCCACGTTTCTTGCACTTGCCCATGGGGCAGGGAATGAAACGGGCAGGCGATGGGGTCAAGAGTACACGAAAAGGCCCGGAGGTGAGTCCGGGCCCGTGGTGATCAGACGTGGGATGTGTCGCGCAAACGCGCTTCGTGCGGATAAAACATGTCGGGGTGGCGACCGAAGAGCCAGGGAGGCGAAAGTGTTTCGGCGTAGCGGACAGCCTGGGCGTAAAGGGCCGGCGCGTAGGAAGCGAGACGCTCCTTTGAGCACTCGCCCTCCGGGGTGTCGATGTGGGACAGGGAAACCACCCAGCAGCCGGAGCGAGGGAAGCCGGCGCGTTGCGCGGTTGTGGAGCTTGGATAAGCGAAGTCGACCGATTTCGATGTGTGGCGCATGGGATTAGTGGGCAATGCCGTTGACGCGGATATGCGAGACGGTGACCGATTTTTCGGGCCCCTCGGGATGGCCGACGTCGAAGCACTGACCGACGAAATAGCGGGCGGCCTCTTCGGGGGTGCCATTGAACGACGTTGCCCAGGTGTGACCCTCGCGCGTGAAAACGTGCACGGTGATCATTCCCAAGGGCAGTTGAGCTTGGGCGGAGTCTGCTTGCGAGCGTTCACAGCGGGCGAGCCAAGCGGCGGTGCCGTCCGTGGCGGATGGAGAGACCAGGGCGAAGGCCTTGGAGGTGTCGAAGAGTTCGTGCATGGGATCAGGCGTTGAGGGATTCACGGGCGAGAGTTTCGAGGCGGACGCGGGCGGCCTGTTCGGTGTCATGCCATTGTGTGGAGCCGGCGCCCTCTGGCACGGAGGCAAAGCGCTCCCAGGTGCGATCAGTGGACGCCATAACGAAGCCCACGGCGTTTCCGTCGACCAAAAGAACGGAATGGCCGAAGGCATTGCGGCGCCAGACGGCGCGAATGATTTGTGCGGAGTTGGTAGCCATGCCCCCAGAATACCACCACGGGCCGAAAATTAAAATCAGGTGTTTCCTGTATTTGACGCGTTGTTACGACGTAAGAACGCACCCCGGAAAAGAGAAGGCCCGGAGAGCGTTAAACACCCCCCGGGCCTCGAACCCCTACTGCTGAGCCAACAGAGTAGCAGAACGGCCGATTGCCTGCAATCAGGTGTTCACTGTATTTCTCGCTCAGGCCGAACAGGCGCCGCAGCGGACGTGCCACCGCTGGGCTTGGTGTTCGATGCTTTGAGGCGACGCACCCAGCGCACTTTCTCGCACGCCGGTCGTTCTGCGTCGCCGAAAAGGTTAGTCTGCACGCGCGCCCGGCTCGGACGGCTCCACGATGCTTCTGCAGTCACAGTCTTTTCGCGCTCCCAGCCAGCCGCGCGCAGGCTCGTGCCGGGCTCAGCGGCGAGCGTGTATGTCACGATGCGCGACCAGCCCAGTGCTTTCGCAGCTCGTGCCGTTGCGCCGTAGAGGAGCGAGCAGGCGTTGAGTGTGCCATCGGTGCAGAGACGAGTGACCTCGCAGGTGTGCCCGTCGTCGAGATTGCGAGCGATCGGACGGCCCACGATTGCCACGCCGACGAGCTGGCCGGCGCTC